CGCCGATTCCCGCATCCGCACGTGGTCCGCCCCCGTCACTACGATCGTAGCCGCGCTGGCTGCCATCCCAATGATGTCCGCCGTCACGTTGCCGGGGTATTCCTGCAAAAACGACCGGATCATGCTGGCCGCTACCACCTCTCCGCCTGGAGAATTGACCAGCATTGTCACCGGTCCCCCTCCGCCTTTGCTGTATAGGTCCTTCTTGAACGCCGCTGGCGTGATTTCATCCCCCCACCAGGTGAACTCGCTGATCGGACCGAAGAACTCCAGCTCCGTCTCGCCCGATTCGCTCTGCGCCGCGTCCCTGAATACCCAGAACGGCTGGTAGGGTTTCATCGTTCCCTCGATCACCCGCATCGGCGCCCGCATGACGCGGTTATCCAGCCCGGCATCCTTCCGGTGCGCTTCCAAATGCGCCTTGACACCCTTCCGATCTGCGTCCGGAATGTCCGCCTGGCTCAGTCTGGCCAGGGCGTTATCCACCCCGGAGATATTGGCCGGCGTATCTGTCCCGGCGTCGTGGTGTGGAAATTTGTATGATCCCTTGAGGTTCGGATCGGCGCCCGCTTCCACCCAGGCGTGCATATAATGCAGCGTCGCTTTCTCAGCCGGCGCCTTTGCCACTTCCGCTGGTCCATCCCAGGTGCTTTTCGTATCCGTTGCTGTGTGATGAATTTTTATCGCTGGCATTTTTACCTCTCTCGCTTCGAGACACCCATAGGGGTGCTACTTCCCCGCGGCAGGAGCTGCCGGCACCGAAGGTGTGGGCGCCCCGCTCTTGATGCTGCCATCGGGTAGAATTTGGCCGGTGTTGGCCGGTAAATAATGGGCGTCGCCGCCCGGGTATGCGCTCGTGTCGTTGACCTGGCGCGCCTCGTTGGGCGTCATCTGCCCGCTCAGGATCATTTTTTCCAGATAATCCGCCCGTGTTTTGGCGTCCGTTTGTAAAACGCTCTCTCGATTAAACTTAAAATAGGAAAACGGTTGCTCCGCTGCCCTCAGCCATTTCAGCCAGGCCGCCTGTTCCCACTGGATCAGGTATGGATTCAAGGTCGTCTTCAGGTAATCTATATCCTGCTGGGCGTTGCTCTCATAGGATTGCTTGCCCAGGTTGAGCTTGTACAGCGGTACGCCGTAAAAATTGGCGATGTCCACGTCCGTTGCGGCGATGTTCTCCAGGAACTGCGCGTCGGTCGGGTTCATCGTCACCGCTTCGAACTTCGTGATTTTATTGTCGAAGATCGCCACGCCCCCCGCGTTCGCCGGTCCGCTGACCGCGTCCAGGTAAACTCTTCGCAGTTTCTCCCGCGCCTCTTTTTCCAGCTCGCCGTTCACATAGATTGCCGCCGTGGGGTTCAATCCGTTGCCCTGGATCTTGTCACGAGTCTGGTGCGCTCCCAACTGGCCGCCCAGCGTCTCCCGCGCGTAGGTCAGCACCGACCGGCCGTTCAACCCGTTGAACGAGTTGATCATCAGGTGCACCATTTCCACTTCCGGGATGTATTCTTGACTGAAATTCGGGAAGATCGTGCTGTACCATTTATTCCCGTCCTGGTCGATCACCGGGTAAGTCGCGCTCGCCGGCAGGATAAAGAACTCCTGGTAAGGGCCCGGAGGCGCCCAGATGTAGGCGTTCCCCCAATAAATCAGCCACAGTATGATCGTTTTCTTCCAGATGAACGGCGTCATCCACCGGTTCGGCTCCCGCTCCAGCAAATAGGCAGTATTGCGAATGTTCCCATCCGCTGCCACCCGCTCGATCTGCCCGCTCAGGTTGCGATACGTCTGCATGGGCATGATGGCGATGTCGTCGCTCAGCACGTTCCCGCACCGGTAGGCCGTCGCGATGGTCTTGGCTGTTTCTGCCGAAACGATCTGCCCGGATTTGGTCGTCTGTCCCCACCCGCTGATCATTTCCGTCTGCAACCGCATCGGAATCGCCACCTGCGGCGCCGGCGGTGGATTCAAAGCGTTGAAAATCTCGCTGAAGATCATTTCTTAGTCTCCGTCGGCTGCGCCGGTTTCCTGTTCTGGACAATATCGCTGGCCGCCCCCAGCAGGAACAGCCAGATTCCACCAGTGATCAGCGTGGCTGGCAGTCCCAGCCACAGGTAAATCCCTGCCATGACCATCAGGAAGCCAACCCAAACCAACACAGTGGGTAAATATTTCCTCATCACAAACTCCAATCCGGATCCATGATTGCCGCCGATAGATTCAGGCTGCCTTTATAGAACCGCGCCCGGCACATCGCCGTGATCCAGGCCGAAATCGGGTCGATCCGTTTCGTCCGTACCACGCTCTTACCCTTGTGTTCCTTGACGTATTTGATCAGGCCGCCGCCGTTCGTCGCAATCGAAGTATTTCCGAACGCCCACCTGGCTACCGGGTTATTCTCATGGGATAATTTCTTCTCCTTAAGTAACACTTCCGCCTGATTCATCGGGTCGGTCAGATTCACGAACGTTTGTGGCACCGTCACCACGTTCAGGCCTGCCTGGGTCAGCTCCTGCAGCAGCATCGTTGCAAACGCTGGGTCTGCCACGACCTCCTTGATGTTGTAAAGTTTTCTCAGCTCCAGGATCCTGTCCCGGATCTTGGTGTAATCGATGACGTTGCCCTCGGTGGCTGTCACCCAATTCTTGGCCGCCCACTGGTCGTAAGGCACGTGGTCCTTGGCGATCCGCTCGCGCATGTTCTCGTCCGGGATGAAGTTATCCCAGAAGACCCGCCAATCCTGTTGAACGTCTTGTGGTGGAAACGTCATATTGATCGAAGACAGGTCCGTGGTGGTCGACAGGTCCAGGCCCAGGTACGCATCCCGTCCGAGCATCTCCGTCCGGTTCCAGTCGCCCACCGTCTGGTCGAACAGTTGCAGCGGCAGCCACGTGGTCAGTTTCGTCGTGATCCACTGATTGAGCCTCAGCCACCGGAAGAGTCTCTCTTCCGCCGGCTTAACCTTTGCCTTTGCGGCCGCTTCTCTGACAGAATCGATCGTGATCGTGGTTCCCAGCGAAGGGTTTGCCAGCCGCCAGTTATCCTCGTTGTAGATATCATCCCCCTCGTACCCATAGATGACGCAGTACCAGGTCGGGTCGACGATCTCCCCCGCCAGGATCTTGGACGCATACTCATGCTCTTCCCAGCCAATCGAGACCCGATCCGGGTCATCGCCGGCGGTCGTTATGATCCACCAGATCGGCTGCTGGCGGGCATCCCCGGCCCCAAAGGTCATTACATCCCATAAGTCCCTGCTTGGCTGCGCATGGAGCTCGTCAAACACGCAGGAAGACAGATTCAGGCCGTGCTTGGTATAAGCCTCGGCGCTCATCACCTTATAGACCGATTTAGAAACCCGGTCGGTGATCTTCTTGGTGCTCAAGTTGAACCGGGCACGTTTCTTCAAAGCGGGCACCTGGTCAACCATATCCACGGCCACGTCGAAGACCAGGCTGGCCTGTTCCTTATCGGCGGCGCAGCCATAAACCTCGCCGTTTTTTTCTTTGTCTGCAAAAAGCTGGTAGAGTGCTGCGCCGGCTGCCAGCTCAGATTTACCGTTCTTCTTCGGGATCTCGACGTAGACATATTTGTACTGGCGAGTGCCGTCCGCTTTGAGCGTGCCATACACATCTCGGATGAGCTGCTTTTCCCAATCCAGCAGCGTGAATGGTTGCCCGCTGAACTGGCCCTTCGTATGCTTCAGCGACTCGAAGAACTTGACCGCCCGGTTGGCCTTCGTTTCGCTAAACACCACGCCCGCCAGCAGTAAGATCAAAATAAGCAATGGCCACAATCTCTTCATTTGCCATCCTTCGCATCCTGATCACCATTCACAAACGAATCGACATCATCGAGGAGCTGCTCGAGCTCATCTGGCTCTTCCGGCTTCTCCTTCTTGGCCGGCACGGCCGCCGATCGGGCCCGCGGCGTCAGGTACAGCGACTGCCGCCACTGCAGAAGCAGCGCCCGCTTGCGGTCCGCCCGGCTGTCGAGTTTGACGATCATCCCAAATGTATCGGCTTCCTTGGCTGCCATCAGGATCGCATCTGCGGCCTGGCCCGAGTCCATCAAGTCCTTGCGCTGCTGATCGAGCATCTTCCAGATCTCAACAGACGATTTGCGCAGTCCGTCCATCTCGGCGATCTGCTCCATCAGCAGGCAGTAATCCACCAGCAGGTCCATATCCATACGGGTGACTACGGTCGCCTTGAGCTGGCCATACGTGCGCATCATCCGGCGCCAGGTCGCCTGGGCCACCTGGTGGTCCTTCAGCCTGGCCGGCGCCTGCACCGATAGCCCGCGCTCAGGTTCGAGCGCCGCTTCATTTGCGATTCTCGCCGCTGTTTCGGCCTTGGTCTCGGCCCGATTTCTAAGTCCTGCTGGTTTCCTGGCTGGCATAATGGTTTAAACCGGATTCTCCACATTGAAATTTTTTTTCGTGCGATTGGCCCCGTGCGCTTTACACTCCCCACTTGATAACTTTTTTAGGCCCCCCCTATCCCCCCTGACCTCGATTATTGTGCGACGCGAATGACATGGGTGGCACAGTCCCCTTAGAGGAGAAGACAGGAACAGATCAACGTCACCTGCGTGTCTTATCTCGTGGTGCACGTCAGTGGTAGGGGTATAGATGCCCTGGTCAAGGCAGTCTTCGCACCAGGGATGACTGACCAGGTAGGCAACCCTGCGCTTTGCCCAACGTCTGTCATACAATGCCTGGCGCCTTGGATCTCGTTGGGTAAACCTCACAACTTGTGGCGCATGTACATCACAATATCCTGACCTTACTAAGGCAGGGCAACCAGGATAGGCGCAGGGTTGGAGAGGTGAGTTAGGCATCTGATTACTTACCCATCAATCTGTCTGCGATTGAAAGTGCGAACCCTATGACACTGATGGCCGACATGATATACAACATTAGTTGGGTGGATGACAGGGATCGTTGTGACGCCTTACTATCCATTACATCCTTATATCGTTTCAGTTCTGCGAGGATGTCATCTATCGCTTTCATTTTTTCCTCGTAGGTCGACTTCGGTACCAGTGTTCGCACGAAGTCATCCAAGGCGGATCTCCATTCGTTGGTCGTCGCCAAACGTCCGTTGATCGAGTCCAACGCTTTGTCGACTGCCTTCTCCGATGCCGCAAACCTGGTGTCGATGTACTTGAGTACACCTA